GTTGGGAGATAAAAGCCGCTGCTGTCTCATCCGAGCCTCTACCCGATGGGTCAACCGAGCAGATTGTCTCCTCGTAAGCGTTCCAGTCTCCTTGTAACTGCATTGGACTGTAGAAATAATCTCCAGGTAGACCGACAGTGGGGAGTTCTTTGAGGACATTTCTCGGGTCGGAGCACCAGATGACTCCATCGGGAGCAGTAGTAGGGTTAACGGCAGTAACCATAAGGTCCGCCATTTTGAGAGGGTATTTGTCAGCATCACTTAAACTCGTGTCTAACATAAATTGTAGCATGAAGTTCGACCGTCCCATGGACGCTTCACGCTCTACCAGATCTTCGTCATCAAAACGATCATCTGTTACTTCCCAGGGTTCTGCTCCGTTATCAATATCCTCTTGGAGCTGTGGGGCAAGGAGTCCATCATAACCAGTGGTATTCCGCGGGTAGCGGGCCGGCCACACGAATGGGCGATAAGCCCTCTCGGCCAATTTTCTGTATACAGTAAAGGAGGTCTGAGGAGTACCGAGAAACAAAATCCTGCTATCATCTTTAGGTGTTAAAATAGATTCAGCTTCTGTGCAGAGTTGAAGGAGTTTCTCCCTCATGAACTCGGTCATTGAGTTACCAGGAACTTCAATGTCGTCGAGAATCATTAAATCTGCGCGGCTTCCGGTTAGCTGTCCAGTGATGCCCACCGACTTTACGCTTGGGGCTTGGTGGGGAGAGCACTTCACATCGAAGCTTATCCTCGACCACCTTGCATCGTCTGACATCGGACGTAAATGAGAAAGCCATGGTGTTTCAATAATTAGTTTTTGTAAAAAAATTGACATGTTATCCGCACGTTCTTTAGATGCGGATATAATCATTATTTTTTTCTCAGCGTCATTGAAAAGTGTCCACAGCACGAAGGCTCCGGTGATCCAGGACTTGCCAACACCACGGAAAGCTTGTATTTGAAGACGCTTAGGTCCATGCTGAAGATAGTCTGCGATTGCATATTGAGCTCGTGTAGGGTTGGGGAGGTTTAATTCCATCCATAAAGCCTGCAAGAAGACCTTAAAGTCCTCCTGCATGGCTTGTAGAATTTGTGTCATGTGTTATTGTGGCTGATTACCTAGTTCATTAACAAGGTTACCGTAATTAGCAGGTCGCGGCGGTCTTACAGGCGGCTCGTTAAATTCAACACCAATCGCACCATTCCTCATAACAGGTTTAGTTCTTGGTACTTCTAATTGGTTGTAATATTCTATATCTTGCATTAAAAGACTACCGCCAGTTAACATATCATCGATAAGGTTTCCAGCATATCCCTGGCTAAACCTTTTTACTGATCCAACTGGATCTTTTTGAACATCACGAAGAACGTTTTTGAATCCAGTTAAAATTTCTTTAGGTGTATATCCACGCAAAGCTTGATGTAAATCTAGACCGACTTGTGCTAAATCTAATTGTGGAAAAACGTTTGATGCAACTTCAAGAACCATTTGAACCTGTTCTTCTCCTACACTACCAGTTCCAGGCATTCCGTATCTAGCACGTTCTAGTTCAGTCCGTTGTGTAGTAAGACCAACACCAGGAGTAATAGTCCTAAGACTTTTATCAAAAGTTTTATTAATTAAAGCAGCAACTTGTTTAGTACGATTACCTCCAACTTCTAAAGCTGTAAGTTCATCTTCTACTTGTAACTGTGGTTTACCTGCTTGTTGTGTAACAAAACCTTCTATTTTTGTAGGATCGCCTTGAACAGCAATAATAGCTCGTCTTAATGGATGTCCGTCTGGTAAATCTTTGACTTGCTGTTGCATACTGTCAAAGCTACCCTCAGTATATTTATCAGCTACAGTGTAATTACGCATATTATTGGTAAGAAATTCTACAGCTGCTAATTCACCATCTTCAACATTAGTAAGAGCCTTAAAAGGGTCTACTTTTGTGCCGCCTAATTCACCATGAACTTGTTTTAAATGCACCCAACCTAAATAACCTTTAAGGTTTGGAAGAGAACTGCCTGCACCAAAATCGAATTGGTTTAAAGTTCTATGAAAATTGTACAATTGAGACCAGTTTTTAGGTTGAGACCATTCTTCTGGAATTGCGTTTTTATTCTCAGCTAGCGGCGCTCTATGGTGTATATGTTGACGCATATACTGACGAAAATCTTTAAATAATTTTGCATCTGGAGAACTACCACCTTTAAAGCGGCCAGTTGCAGCAGTTTCAAAATCAGTAATTAATTTACGTAATCTTGCTGGTTTTAAATCTCCAAATAAATCATCTGGGTCACTTTGGGCTATAATATTACGATACCTTGCAAGTTCTGAGGAAAACTCACCTTCAGGTAGGCTGGCAATTCTTTTATCAAGATGATTCAAAGACAAAGCTCTGAGTGCGTATCTGTCGCCAGTAATTGAACCTATAGGAAAGGCTTCCATTTTACCAACTTTAACTGGAGGTGCTGCCATAATTAACTAATGTGTGAAAGAATTAAATTTTCTCGTTCGGGTAGGTGGCCAAATCGTCTTCGCATCCAATCTAGCCAGTGTTCGCTTCCTTTGTCCTGATTACAACATCGACAGGCAGGTACAATGTTTTGTAAAATTGTCTCTCCGCCTTTACATTTAGGTTTAACATGATCTAAAGTTAATTGGTCTAATGTATACACTCCTCCACAATACACACAGGTATTGTCAAAGTGTTCCTTAATTGCACGCCTCCAAAGGCGCGTTGCTTCAGAGGATGTCATGCTTATTAAGTTATAAAGGTAGTAATCAGGATTAGGAAGTGGTGTCATGCAGTTCTATAACGTGGGCGTTTACCATGTCCATTATTTGCTCGGTTGGATTTTACGGATTGGCGGGCTAAATTACCCTTGGAATCGTGGGACATATCGCCACCACCTTTGCCGTAAATACCACGATCGCGTCTTGCTTTGTTAAGCTTTGCACGATAGCGTCTCCGAGCTGGAGATTTGTTATAGCTACGCATGTATGCGTTCTTCTTTGCAGCCGCTGCGGGCTTCCTTCGATAATACCGGGCGGTTTTACCTGGGTTTGCTACTTGTTGTCGAGCCATAAAGTCTACGTTTTACTAGTTCGGGATCTACTTGGGGGAGCATTTGTGCTAGTTTATCAAGGTGTGAACCCTCAACTGCTACTCCACTGATGTCATTAGCTTTTAGCCAATCACATGCTGCTTTAAGATCTTGAGTTGATGCTTCTCCGCTGTGTATACGTTGGAGAAACTCCTTGGTTACAAGATTATGTAGCTCATTAAATTGATCTTCTGTTGCTTTTTTATGCGCCATTGCGTAATACAATTTGGTCTAATTTGTTTTCAATGCGTACCATATGGTCCTCCATACGTTTCATCATAACTGACAAATCGGCCTTAGACACATAATCTTGGGCAACACCAAGTTCAATTGCATCTATACGCCGGTCGAGACCACTAATACGATCGTGTACGTTGTTGACTCGTTGATGGAGTCTATTGTTAAGCGCTGCTCCACCGGCTATACCGGCTATAGCTACGCTAATTATTGCTTCCAGCATTTGATATAGATACAATAGGTACTATGTCATGACAAAGTTGCTCAACACGCGATCCAGGTCTAAAGGTAAAACCCTTAACTTGTAAATCTGCACATTTCTCAGCTCTAGTCAATTCATAGAGTAGACGCATACTTTGTTCATGTCGTTTAGCAATGCTTTTGCACTGCTCAATCATGCCACTGTCTAGTGGAATCATAAAATTTACCTGTGCTCCCCAGTTGGCGTTTTTAACGTACCCCTCTGGGTCTACCGGTCGTGTTTCATTACCCATCATGAATGGGCTTAACGTCATCGTTGGACCATTACAGGAATTGGACCCTGCAAAGTATTGACGTGATGGAGCTCCATTGTTCTGGAACTGCACCGCTTGATTTGTGACGTTACCAGTAGCAGCGGCAACAGGATTAGAGGTATTCTGCACGCGAGGCTCTTCAGCATATGCTGGACCTACTGCGAGAAGATAG